ATGGACAAAATGTCACTGTCAAAATAGAAGTCAAGGCAGAACCAAAATTCACAATAGAGGGCGGAACGGCTACGGACGAAAATAAAATACTATCTATTTTGAAAACTCATATCAGAGAAATGACAGACGATATCTCTGATGAGCTTGCAGAAAGGTTAGCTCGTATTTTTGCCAATATGCCTATAAAGGGGGGAGCATAAATGGATATTTACTTCACTGAAATTGTAACGGGATGGAGGCTTACCCTTTGCATGCTTCCCGAGAAGTTGAAATGTAACAATGAGGCACAATTTCAATCGTATGACATTATTAATCTTGGAGAGATAAAGCTGCCCTCAGGTACTAAGTTGGCAACTTTCTCATGGAGCGGAACTCTTCCTGGGGAAAGCCGTCAAAGTGCCAGTTTTATTAAATCTGATTATTATCATACTCCTGATGAAGTGATAAAGATTTGGGAACGCTGGCGAAATAATGGCACCAAATTACGCCTGATGGTAACTGAAACGCCTATTAATTGTGATGTTTATCTCGACAGTTACAGCGCCGAAGCAACAGGAGGAAATGGGGATTTTGATTATGACATTTCTTTAGTTGAGGCCAAAGACATAAAAATATATACAATAGGCGAATTAAGCTCGGCATCGGCATCGGCTACCAATTCAATGACTGGAACAACAAGTAGTAATAATAGCAAAACTCGGCCGGCATCATCGAAGTCATCAGCTACTACATATACCGTAAAAAGTGGAGACAGCCTGTGGACAATTGCTCAAAAGAAACTTGGAAACGGTGGCAAATATATGGAGATTTATAACCTCAATAAAGATAAAATCAAAAATCCCAGTGTGATATCGGTTGGACAGATCCTGACTTTACCAAGTTAGGAGGCTGGGTCATGATTGATATTTCAAGACTTAAATATAAATTAATTTTATTAACTGCCTCTGGCGCCCAATTGGATATTTCACAAGCAGCGGATAGTTTAGGCTGGGAGGAAGAAGAGTCAGAGCTGGCTTTACGAATATCAGTAACCTTACATAATATCTCATATAATGGTACCTATTTAAGCAACCTTGCGAAGCCGGGTTGCTATTTAATTGTTATGGCGGATTGGCAAACCAAGATTGAAGAGGTTGCCCGTGGCTGTATTGTAGAATGGGAGCCTTCACGTAGCGGTAGCGCTTCAACATTCCTGGAATTATTGGCATATGATGAGCTTTTTAATTTCCAGCAAAGTCAGGATAACAGATACTATACGGCCGGCACTGGAACAAAAACAGCTATCACTGGTATATTCTCAGATTGGGGTATTCCACTTGGTGAATATAAAGGGCCGAATGTAGCTCATGCTAAGACCGTTTTCAAAAACGAATACCTCTCAGATATCCTATTGCAGCTTTTAAATGATGCAGCAAAGAAAGGTGGTGTAAAATCTTTCATTAGAGCTGCGAAAGGCAAGTTAAGCGTATTGCCTCGGGGTAGCAATACAGATATATATCATTTTAGCAGCGATACGAATGTGACAGTTGCTAAACATAAGGTGAGTACAACAGACTTAATAACTCGGGTAAAAGTGGTTGGCAAAGAAGACAGCGCAGGACGACAGAAAATAGAGGCTGTATTGGATGGCTTGACTGAATACGGTATCCGGCAACAAATACAAATCAGGTCTGAAGATAGCACGCTGGCGGCAGCCAAGAGCGCAGCTAAGGAAACTCTCAATAAGTACGGTTCGCCAGTACATACAATTGTATTAGAAGGTCCAGATGTGCCGGTTATCAGGAAGGGGGACAAAATACATGCGGCAACTGGAGCAGTGAACGGATACTGTATTGTGAAATCAATCCGGCATG